CTATGATATATTTCCAGCTAGTTCTACAAGGTAGGAACTTCCCGCGACAATATCCGAAATACCTGTTTCATCAAGAACAACCCACCAGCTATTAAGCCTAATTGAAACCGACTGCACACTAGTGGTGTGCCACCCTGATGAGGTGAAAATTCTAGCCGAAGACACTGTCAGGTTTTCAACATCATTTCGTCTCGGCACAAGTACGCCAAACCCCATGCCGTTAATAAAGAAACCAGGTATCCACATTCCTGAAAAACTGCCATAAGGTGATGTTTTATTGTCGAGATCAGAAAACCACTTCTTGATTTTCCCAAACAGTGTTGATGTACTTTCTCCGGTGTTAATATTTGATCTGATAGATGCTTCTGAGAAGACCACTGTCTTATTTGAAATATCGCCCAGGACATAGGACTCCGCTGCCTCTGCTGCCTCTAATGCTTCTTGCTTTGCTTCGTTTGCTCCCTGCGCTGCTGTATTTGCTTCAGAAATGGCCGTTTGTGCTTGAGATATAGCAGTGTCGGCCTGTGAAATTTTCTGCGTTAACTGGGCTGAAAATGCTTCCTGTATGTCTTGCGTGGCCTGATCGATATTTTCTTCCATGTCTTCATATGTGGCCATGCGCTTTACATCTCCAGCCACAAAGCAGGCATATACGGACCGCCCATCGTCTGCGCCGGGATCTCCAGATGTTACTACTGCAAGCTCGCCTGGAAGCATCTTTTCCGGGTCAAAGTCAGAATACGCTCCACGTCTTAACTGTATTGCCATGTATTTTCCTCCTTTTAAAATCCTACATATGCGCCTGTTATAATTCCATTTTTAACCACAATGTTTTGGTATTCCCTTACCCCACTATCTGATTGAATTTGGAATTTAATAGTCCCACTGTACGCTCCATTAATGCTTCCAATATCAACGTCTTCCAGAAGCGCTCCTTTAATTTGCCTGTTATTGTCGGATGGGCTGGAGAAGTTAAGCGAGCTTTTTACACTAACATCACCAGAATTATTGTATATGGAACTTATAGACGCATTTGAAAAGTTGACGTTTTTGAACGTTCTTCCGTATGCGTCAAAAGAATTGGAGTCTTTGGAGAATGTAAAAATCGGGGTAACTGAAGATCCGTTATCCTTGTACCAACCCATTATCCTAATTTTTTCATTAGTCGAAATTCGAAATATTGAGGATGAGTTGTCAAAAACCCCCACATAAAAATTTGTTTGGTCTATTCCATGTGGTCGAAGAATTGCATTTTCTTCACTTGTTTCGCTGACAGCTGAAAGAATTCCCTGCATAGTCAACCCAACATTGCTAAATGTTCCTATTACCTTTCCCTGATAATCCCTTACTTCAAGGTATCCATTTGAATCATCTTTTCCGCCAAGTAATATTCTTCCGCCCTGTGCCCAATCGAATCGAATTCCAATCGCAGACAGTACATTCACCACAGCGTTCCCGCTGGCATCCATTCCGGCGTTCCACGTCTTTCCTCCATCCGTGGACACTTGGAAACCCTGTTCGGATTTGCGCCAGATAATGTCCGAGTCCTCCAAAAGGGGCTTATTGTGCTGGTAGGTGATCCTCCCGCCGTTTTCAGTTTCTTCGAAGGTTTCAAACATTCCCAGGCTATTCGCGAAAATTGATGTCATGTCCTGAACTGCCTGGTCATAGCCTGAAATCTGTTTTTGAGCTTCTTTTCTGGCTGTCACTACCGCTTGCGTAAGCTGTGAATTATACTTGCTGCTATTACGCAGTGGGCTTTCTGCTGAGCATTTGAATGTAGTAACATTGTTATATTCAAAATCAACATCCGTAAGAATAGTTTGATAAGTGTTGTTTTTGCGATCAATTATATAGGCGAGATCGCCAAATTCCGCCAGCGGATAGGCAATATGGTCACCCTCAAACGGGCGGAACCGAATTCCTACAATAGATTGAGCAATCAAGTCGATTGCCGCTTGCTCCTGACCAGTAATTAACTGATTTTCAATGCTCAGCGTATATCCTTCGTCTCCAGACAGATACCTGGTTTCATCCACTGTGGTTTCAATTCCGGTAATCACAACATCATCTGTTGCCACGGTGAGTGTCCCAAAATCATAGAACACATGATAATTTTCCGTCTGGCCAAACAGCCCAGAGTCATACTCATATCCCATGTTCCAATGATTGAACATGCCGCCATCTGCATCATCGCCGCTGCTATATGGGGTGTTCCCATCAAATATGCCGCCATTCAGATCAGTAATTCCTTCGTTGAATGCTGAAAAATCATAACTGGCAATGCATAATCTCCCATTATAATCAATTCTGGCATATCCACAGGCAATCATAGCAGCCATAGCCCAGAATGTCCGGTGCGTAATTCCTTCTGGAGCCTGTTGTATCATGAAATCATCGTTCTTAAAAGTGGTGGTAAGCAGTGTTACTCCGCAGGTTTGCGCACTGTCCAGCATTGCTGCTCCAAGAGAAACCGGGAACGTCAGATTGGTGCTGTAGTCCTTATCGGCCTTGTACATATTGTCCATTGCCTGTACAATCACGGTTTCTCCGTAGGTTTCAGGCTCAATTACTGTGTATGTTCCATAGTTTAGAATTTCTGTATTTTCGGTTAACTCCAGCGATAACCGAAGGTCGATTACTGCTTCATAGAAATCATAACTATACAGGTGGTTATCATCATTGAATATTTCAATGTGAATGATTTTTCCCACAGCTACACCAAGAGGGAATGAACTTGATCCTGCGGAGTCTGACACTGTATTCCCAGAAATAGAAAAGTCTTCTTGGTTAAGATTAAGGACTCTTCCGTCTTTGAACGTGATTTTGGCTGTCTCTATGAAATTTGTTCGATTTTTTATTGTCGATCTGAATTCTTTACTTGCATTAATCATATCGGGTTTACTCCAGTGAGGGTAAATGTCAAGCTATCATAACGTTCCGTGTCGGTACACAAATTTCCTATGCTTAATTCCCCTTCTCCAACATAGAATGGATCCGTTCTCCACTCTCCGTAGTAGGCAGATAAATGAAATAAATTAAACGGCTTTCCTTTTGCAATGATCTGAAGGATAGTCTTCATTTCTTCTTTTGTCAGGTTTGAGGCCTCATAATTATAGGCCTCAACCGTGAACATTGGTGTAATATGGGCCTTCCCATTCTGTGATCTCATGCTATCGGACGTATGCGTCACCGCAAAGTCATACCCCAAAGATCCGCTGTCTGGCTGCTTGATTACTATTCCGTTCATCATAATTTTGTTTTGCGCCATATCACACCTCAAATTGTCTCAAACGGATTATTCCCAGTCTGAATTCTTCTCATCTTTGCTTCGTTAATCATTTCATCAAATAGCGTTCTGCGGTTAATCTGTGCCGTAAAACGATACGATCCGCCTTTTCCCGTATTCCTCCCGGTTTCCTCACGTACAATTTTTCGCAGCAAGTTTTCAGGCGTTTCAATATTGGTTCCCTTTCGCTGATCTCCCAAAACAGCCACAAAAGGAGCGTTTGGAGGAATAACAGCTCCTGTTGCCAGGTAGGGAACCGGTCGCGTTGACAAGCTACTATACATCGTAGCACTGCGGGAATAACTGGATCCAGAAAATGTACTCCGTATTCCACTTCCAATTCTAGAAATAGCTCCCGTAATTTTGCTCCATATAGATGATACCGTATTGTAAATTCCACTCCAAATATTACTGGTTGTGCGTTTCACACTGCTCCACGCATTACTGATTGTTGACGTAATTCCTCTAAATACATTACCGGCAGTAGTTCTAATCCCAGACCAAATGGATGAAAGAGTTTTTGAGATCCCTGACCAAGCGCTTGCGGTGGTCTTTTTAATCCCATTCCAGATATTTGAGAATGTATTCTTAAGCCCGCTAAATGCGCTATTGGCAGAAGACTTCAACCCATTCCATATAGATGACAACGAAGATTTTATGCTGTTCCAAACAGTCGATGTAGTGCTCTTAATATTGTTCCAAGCAGTTTGCACAGTTGTTTTGACACCATTCGCAGCATTATTGGCTGTGGTTTTGATACCATTCCATACATTAGAAATTGTGGTTCTTACTCCATTCCACAACGTAGATGTTGCGGTTTTCACTGCATTCCATCCCTTTTGGACAACATTTTTCACGCCATCAACCATAGATTTCGCATTGGTTTGAATGTTTTTCCACGTTCTTTTAAGCTGACTTTCAATTTTCCCCCATATATCAGATACAGCGTCTTTTATGCTATCAAAATTTTTGATAATCAATGCAATTCCGGCTATAACGGCCACCACTATTATACCTGTAGGGCCCATCAAATTCACCAATCCGCTGAGTATAGTGCCTATCACGGAGACAAGTGTACCGGCAGATCCGGTCAAGAGCGAGAATGTTCCCTTGATCGCTGTCATTCCGGCCACAAACGCAAGCACCACTTTCCCTCCACTGGTATCAAATAAGCCGGAAATCATTCCAGAAAATGCCTCCCATATAATCTGGCCTACTTGAGAGATAATGGTGGCCCAGTCAATATTTCCAAGGAATTCACCAATAGCCTTTCCTACTTCTTCCCAATTAGTTTGCTGGACAATATCAAGCAGCATACCGAGCAGACTGGTTATGAAATCGCTTAACGCCTTTCCGGCTTCCGCTGGATCGATTTCTTTCAGGGCATTATTGATCCCAGATGCCACATTATCTGCAATTTCCTTCCATTTAATTGTTTTTGTAGCATTTTTCAGAAATTCTACGGCCCCATTAAAAATTCTCGCAAGAGTGGAACCGATGGTATTATAATCGATTTTTTCAAAAGCTCCGTTGATGGCATTGCCTACCGAAGTACCGATCTTCCCCCAATCGAGATCAGTCACAAGACCATATAGGAAATCCCAGAGGATCATGAATTTGTTTCCAATCAGATTTCCCAGGTTTGTCCAGTTGATTTCATCAAATAGTCCGTATATACCGGCGGCCACTTTCGATCCTAAATTTGTCCAATCAATCCCTTCAATAAGGCGGTTCAGAGTATTTACTAGCGTATTCACGCCAGCTCCAATCGTCCGTCCCATCAAATCCCAGTTCAGATTATCGACAAGGCTATTAAAAGTACCAGCGAAAGCGTCCACAAAGGCTGTGATTTTAGGGCCGACATTATCCCAACTTATAACGTTATAGACCTTCTGGAGCCCCTTGTTAATTCCGGACGCTATATAATCTCCAAGCCCTTCCCAATCCTGCGACTGGATAAGTTTTTTAATCTTATCCGCAATTCCTTTGATGCTGCTCTCTATCGGGACTGTTTCAAACATTTCACCAGGTGTAGGCGCAACATATCCAGGAAGGCTAGAGCCAGATCCTGAATTATTCCTACCGTCCTCATACCGGTTTATTTTGTCCAGCGGAGACATATAGCCATTCAGGGCCTTCTCTGCGTCCTGTGCTGCGCCAGCAGTATCTTCAAGGCTCCCAGCATAATCTTCCTGCACACCCACAGCCCGGACGAAAGAGTCCTGCCCAGTCAGGGCGGCAATCAGCATCCCGACATAAGTGATAGCCCGGGAAATCAAGTCAATAAAGGCAGTAAGTGCCGGCGCAACTACATTAAGAATAGGCGCAAAAGCAGTTGCGAAGCTATTTTTTAAACGAGTAAGCGAAGACATCAGCGTGGAAATAGACTGGTTGGTTTGATCGGAATATTGCGCCAGATTGCTCATTCCTTCACCAATGCCGCCAGTAACAGCTGAAATAAGCCGAAAAACAGCGCTGAACATAATAGACATAGCCAGCATACGCCCAATGGACATCTGCGCCCTATTTGTGTTCTTATTCAGCCCCAGCATTGCCGCCGCAAGCCCTTTCACAGCCTTTCCTGCACTGACTGTAAATCTCTGTATTTTTTTGCCGGCATTTGAAATTCCACTGGCGAGTCCGCTTACTGATCGGGAAATATTTCTTGTTGTTTTTGATGAGCCAGCTGCGGAAGAAGTATATTCCTGCACGCGATTTTCAAGGCTTGCGTAAGAGGTATTCAGCCGGCGGTTCATATCGTTCAGCTTTTCTTCTTCGGACTGCAGCTTTTTAGTCGCATCTGCAGCTTTTTTCGTGTTATTTCCCAGTGTAAACGCTTTTCCGGTCTCTTCCAGATCGCGCAATTCGCCTTCGGCATATTTAATGGTATTGGCAAGTTCCTGAATATCGTATTGTCTTCGGTGGTAGACATTGCTGTTCTGCTTTCCGCCGGTGGCAAGATAACGTTCCTGCGCATTTATCAGGCCGATCATTTTCTTTCTGGCTTCGTCAATCTGAGCCTGGATTTCTCTATATTCCTGTGTAGGGATTTTCTGATTTGCATACGCCTCAACTGCTTTTCGCAGCTCATTAACCTTTTCTTCCTGTCTTGCGTATGCTTCGTTCAGCTTCACAAAAGAATTAAGCTGTTTATTTATAGCCACCTTTATTTTGTTGCCAAGAGAACTTACTTTCTGAGCGACTCTGCGGGCAGCATTTTCCAATTCCTTTGTTCCGGCCTCGAAGCCATCGTCCTGTATTGCTGTATCGATAATGATTGTGCCGTCCGCTTTCACTCTTCCACCACCTTATAGCCATTTTTCCAAGTTTTTCAGCTGCTCTCGTTCTTCTTCCGTATAGCGCTTCGGAATGTCAACCAGTTTGCGATTTGCGTTATAAAATTCCTGCTCATACTTTTCCAGCTTCTTGTGCTTCGCCTTTTTTTCCCGTATTCCAACAATCTGAGAAAACAGACTCTCCTCAATTTCCATATACGCCCCCAGAAACGTCCACCAGTGCATATATGAGGTAGCCCTTACCTCCGTGCCTAAAACCTTGTTTATAGCTGGAATAATGACTGGTGCGTCAAACTCCCAGTCCACAGTATGGGGCTTCCGCTTGCCATCGTCTTTAATCCCCATGTCGATAAAGTCAATAGCCTTTTCTGCAGCTTCATCCCATAAATTTTGCGGCATATTGTCAAAATCCTCGTAAAGTATGTCTAGGCAGATCAACCAACGCTCATCAGGTTCGTATTCCGGGTCATCAAAATATTTCAAAATATCCAATATGGCGCGAAAATCTGTTCTGATTTTCCAGTTATGCCCACCAACATTCAGGGAAACCGGGAGTTCCCACGCACTCATGCGTGGTACTTCCCGGTAGCTTTCTTGATTTTATTCAGTTTTTTCTGGATCCTCTGATCCAGAACTTTTTCGATCAGCCCTGCAATCCCTTCCAGGACTGTCTCAAAGTAAAAATCTCCATTTGCTACTACGGTCAGAGGACCGCAATGTGCAAAGACCTCATTGGACACGGGATGATCGAAAAGAAAATCAAACTGGTCTCTTACGGACTGCGCATATTTTTTCATTTCCTCTTCAGACTGCTCGTCCGCCATTTCTTCCTGAAATTTCACGGAATTAAAGTAGTCAACCACCTTTCCGTATCGGTCAAGAATGTTGGAGTCCGTAGGAATAAAATCAAACTGTCCCAGTTTCCGTCCTTTTTCATCCTCAAGGTCAATCACGATTGCTCCAGTGTTGACGGTCAGTTTCATATTTTCTTCCATGCTGCGCCTCCTTATAACTCAGCTTCGTCTTTGGTAAACTTCTTGCTTGTTATGTTAAAAGTTCCTTTTACTCTGTTTCCTGCGTAGTAGAGCGTGAAAGGAGTTTGAATACCGGACGTATCGCCGCCTAAACTATTGGGTATCAGGAAAACATCTTCTCTGTAGGCCCACACTACTGTGGGTGCTGTTTCTGCAGTAGCTCCTGGCTTTAAGAGAACGTCAACAGCGGTAGTTTTGCAGGCATCTCCTGTGGCCCTGGTATTTACCAGTTCCATGATCTTTTTAGATAAAGCTTCGTCATAATTCTCGTAGTAATACGGGTCGGCATCGCTCTGCGCCTCATAGCCGTTATGCTTCACGGACTGCTCGCCAAGAATATTGTGAGTTACTTCCACGTCTGGATTTAACTCTTCGTTGAACTCTTCCAGATCTTTGCCCAGTCGGACATAATTTGTTTCAGCTCCGGTCATATCAAATGCTGCGTCAACATAATGGGCTAAATATTTTCTTTCAATCATGCTTTTTCTCCTCTCTCTAAGATGGTTCTATATCGTTTGTATACTGCACAGTCACGGGCAATAGCCAGTCCTGCACGCCGTTCTCCTGCGGCTCCGTTCCGTAGCTGTTATCCCGTGTAATCTTCTTAATCTGTCGGGTTCCAGCCAGTTTTGGGTATCCGGCCAGCTTATAGGTTTCTCCATCTATTACAGCAGGCTCCCGGCAAAGCCACTTCCCGAAAGCGTCAAGAAATTCCTGGATGGACATTTTCTGACGCTCTTTTGCGGAACTTGCGGCCCGATATACAATGAAAAATGGATACTGGCAAGTCTGGTGTACGCCGCCGATCACATCCTCTCGCTCTGTATAAACCAGCGCGCCAGCGTCATTCGAGAAGGCGATTCCGCTGTCCTCTCCTAATTCCTCGTATTTAACTTCTTCGCCCTGGTACAGTCCGGGAAACTGGTTCAGAAGGTCTTTCATAGCCTCGGTAATAACTTCATGCCCCGTTGCGTCCTTTCCTATCGGTTTTCTCTTATCAGCCACGCTGTCCACCTCCTGCTGTCCGTTTCACATTTTTCACCCACTTGCGGCCATCTTTTGCTTTTGCAGCGTCAAACCAGTGCGATTGCGCTTTTGGGTGTGCCTGCTTGGTGTAAGTTAAATTTGGCTTTGCGTTGGTCTTTCCACCAAACTCACTTACCAGGACTTTCTTTGCCCCGCGTCTTGCCCAAGTGCTTCCGGTCTTTTCATCCACCATTGTCTTTCCTTCGTATAAAAACCGGCCTTGCGGTCCATATGCCGCATATACTTCTCCTGAGCCTTGTACGGCGGCGCTGGCGGCCCGTGTGACGTTGATTAAGGAGCCTGTCACCATAGGCATAAACGGCACCATACTGTTCATCACAGCCCCGTCAAGCTGATACTGCGCCCGCTGGAATTGCCGTTCAAACCGGTTCATATTCAGCGTCACCCGGATGTCGCTGTCTACGATGGAAAAGCCCTTGAAGTGCTTAATCTTGCTCCTTGCCATATCACGCCCCCAAGATTTCAAAATGCGGAATCACCGTGTACGGGCCGCCGGCCGTGGTAATCAGAAATACGAAGTCATTTTCCCGGTTCATGTAAGCGTAGAATCCCTCCGCCAGCCTGTCGGCGTAATCCTCATCATTCACCGGGCTTTCCCCCGTCCACTCACCTTTCCAGAAAAAATCTGTCGTCGGGTTGAATGTGATGCTATCCGACAGATCATCGTTTACCTGCTTCGCCCATGCTTTCGGCGGGAGCCAGATAAGCTCCTTCCCAGCGGAGTCAGTGATAACCTTCTGCCCGTCCTTTTCGGTGTAGGTGATATGTAACTCTGCATTGTCTGTACTGTCCGGGCCATACTTCTTAATAATCTGTCCGCGGTCAGTTTCCAGATGTACGCCCGGAAGTATGTGAGGATACCAGACGGTAGCAGTGCTGGATTCGTAATAGTTGAATATTGTCACTGTATTGCTGTACACGGTATCCCCTCCTTCCAGACATCGTCAAAATTACTTTATTTTGTATATAAGTTTTGCGCCTTTCCTACGATAGTCATCGTTGTTTATCACCCATTCGCCCTCATCAGATCCGTATGAATACTCACTTCCGCCAACGATTGAAATATGTTTTCCGGAGTAGCTTTTTGCGATATTTAAAGCCTTTTGCACTGCTTCTTCGACATCTTCTGTATCAGAATAGGAATCAACGCCTCCATATGTTCCGACAAGTCCTATTGTGCTAGTGCCATCGAGTTTTCCTCCGTTTTCCATATCTTCAGAAAGATTGAAAAAAGCTCCTATTCCTCTTTCTTCTTCCGATACACGAATTCCGAAGTAGTCAAGCCCGCTTTTTTTTATTGCCCTCAATATGTCCTCATAATTTTCTTGGCTTCCCGTGAATGGCGCATATTTTGAGATTGCCAGATTGCTCGCTCCGCCTCTACCACCCATTGCACTTCGCCTCCTTGAACTTATCCGTGAATGCCCGTACTCTCACGATATTCCCCATGCACTCATCCGGTACAGAACCGTAGAAGATAATCGTCTCCGGCCGTAACCGCCGCACCATTTCCGTATAGCCCGCTAAAAACAGCTCTTTCTTTTCCTTGCTGTTCATACAGCCCACGGAAGAAACCGCCACGGTCGCGCCCTCCGGTTCTCCGTCAAAGCACCATTCAAAGCTATCCGGCGTACTCCATGAGATTGTCGGGATAACCTGTATTCCGGCCTCTTGCAGATATGCGCCTACCCAATGCTTACGGTAGTGGTTATATATCTGTATCGCTTTCGGGAAGTCCGTGTACGTGGAGAAGTCCGGAGACATTACATAGCGGAATTGCGAAAGCATGGGGATATACCGGTCAATGTCTGTCCATAGTCTTTGGAAAATATAATCATCAACAAAACAATGAACGCCCTTCTTCTCCCTGTCCTTTGCGGTTTTCGCATAATTAAAACCTATCCACTCACATCCAGGCCCATATAATTCTGAGTGTATCTTCGGGATTCCATATTCTCCAACCCCTTCAAACATTCTTTTCTGAAGGTTTTCATAATTCCTCGTTTGTCGATAATTTATTTTTCTCACCTCTTTCAGATATTCACGCCCAAGCAGTGCAAAGCCGTTACAATGTCTTTCCCGTGGTCATAATACCGATACCGCAGCTTTTTGATGTCAACCTTGTATTTATTTGCCAAATCTGCGAACGTGTATTCCTTACCGCATATTTTGTGATGTACGGTGTTGCGTTTATTGTAATTCTGTGTTTCTGTGTCAGCCCAGCGACAATTTGACGGCTCATAATTTCCATTCACATCTATCCTGTCAATGGTTAAGTCCTTTCTGTATCCGCTGTTGTAAGCCCACTCACGAAATGATTCATAACTATTAAGCCATTCATTACATACCGAAATGCCTCTGCCACCGTAATTTGGATATGCTGGATCTTGAGGATTTGTGCAACGTCCAATCATTCCATAGTAAATGCGATACAATCTTTCATGGATTCTTCCGTCTATATATGTTCTGTTAATCTTGTCTGATTTACAAAATTCAGCACGCAAGCACCCGCAGCTTCTTGTATAGCCTTTTACCAGATGATTATTGATAACAACAGCTTCATTTCCGCAGTCACATTTACATCTCCAATGTGTTGCTCCGTTTCTCCAAACCCGTTCAATAACGACAAGTTTCCCGAATCTTTTTCCTGTTAAATCTTCAATCCGTTTCACAAATCCATCTCCTTTTACAGAGAGGGACTTACTGCTGTCTCCCGACATGTGCCCTCGTTTTAGCACTCTCCCACGCCGTCAAATATCCGGCGTTCCAGATTTTCATAATTGCGGCGGTTTCGGTAGTTGATCGCTATAACCCCCTCCTAGGAATAAGACGGATCAAAACATGTCTTCTCACGTAAAATCGTTTCTTTTCGACATCCAATTCTTTCTCACTTGTTTTTCTTCCTTTATATCCAACCACAACATTATTCTTAATATTCAAATACCGCTGTGAACTCGTTGGAGAGAATACATACCCCACAGCTTTATCGCCTTCTTTAACGATGTATTGGTTTTGATTTTTGGGATTAATATTGATGATTGCCCCATCTTGCAGACCAGACCATCCATTTTCATACGCTTCCGAAATCTGCCTCCTGAAATCAGTTTCACGCCCAGCAGTCAAATCCCCATAAGCTCGTGGCTGTTTCTTTATGAAATCTATTGCTGAATCAACAAGCTCTTCGATTCGTTTTTTCGACAATTGAAGATCCGAATTTCGCCTGATTATACCGCTTGTGCTGCCACGTCCGCCCATAAAATCAACCTTTCTTTGCCTGCTTATATACCTGATTTACACCCGTAGCTGCCAGTCCGGAGACAGCCCCCACAGCCACAGCATTGATGTAATCCGCCGCCGGGAAGTCCGGCATGATGTTCATGCCCACTGCGCCCAGAGCACCGCCCACAACGGCCATGATGACCGGAATCCACTCGTCCGGGATTTTCTGCGCCGCCTTACAGCCTAAGCCGATAACATAGCAGATAGCCACAATAGCAACGCACGTTCCTAATGTCGTAATGTCCATGTGTTAATCCTCTTGCTTGACCACGAAGTTTTCCCACTTCTTATAAGCGTCAACGTATGTTTCCTGCTTATCTCCGTTATGGGTGATTTCGTAATACATCCCATCAGAAACAGTCGTGCTTACCAGTGCCTTATTGTTCTGAAGCGTTTTGCAGCTCCACACAACAAAAACATCATCTTCGGTAATCTTTTTGTTGTCTGTTTTTTTAACGTGGCTGTTAAAATAATCAACCACAATCTTTTTGCATAAAGCTAAAAACTTATCGTTTCCCATGTATTTTCCTTTCTGAAATCAGAGCAAATCCAATTCCGTGAATACTTTAAAAATCTTCGGTGACTGAATGGCGAACCAGTCAACCGTGGTTTCCTCAATCCCGATTGTTTTGTGTTCAAAGCTACCGGATAAGCCTGATTCTTCCATGAACGCATGAATGATTTCGTGCCGGAGGACGGTTTTCTGGTAATCCTTCAGATTGCCTTTCGCCCCAACCTTCCCTTCGGTTTTCTTCATGTTGTCCACAACAATTTCTTTTGTCGAAGAGTCGCAGTAGCCGTCAATTCCTTCCAGCGAAGGATATTTTTCCCCGTCACCGAACTTTATTGAATATTCAGTTCCAAGGATATTTACCTTACAGTCCTGCATACAGCAGTAATCCTCCTTTATCGTCTCGTACTCCTGTCAAGTACAGCCTCGCCGCGCTTTCCAGGATTTTGTTTGTTTCCTGCGGATTTCCCGCCGCCTGATAGACCGCGCTCCAATTCTTCGCCCCGCTGGCCGTATCGGACAGTGAAGCGTAGGAAATGGATTCAGAGCCAGCAGACCGGGAAGAAATAACTCCCGATGTTGCACCGCCGGAAGCCCCAGAAGAACCTCCGGCCTGCGCCGCCGCGTTCGCCTGTTTGTCTGCCAGCTCCAACTCATACAGCTTTTCAGCCACGGCGCAGACGGCTTTCTGTACCTTTGTTTTCGCTCGGTCATTGTCTGGGAGGCCGTCTATAAGACGGTCAAAGGTGATAACGTCCAGAAAGTCGCTTGCCCGGTCTGCTATCCGTGGGAAGTCAGCTTCCGGCACGACATTCCCGTGATATGTAGTTGCGTAAAACTCAAAGTCGGTATATGCCATGCCGGGATCTCCTTTCATCAGGGCTGAGACGTTACAGTATCGTTTCCGGCCTTCAGCGCCTTGTAGGTGTTATCGCACTCAACAACCGTGATGTGATGTCCGGTTGTTGCGGTGATGTCGCTCTTACCGTCCCATGCAGTCCAGTTGCGAACGCTCTGCCCGTAGGTCACTTCCGGCGCCGTGCTGGCGTTGGTCTTATACTTATACAGGTGTCCGGTCTCCAGAGTAGGTGATACGGTCAGCTTCGTTGTGCCGGATGTACTTCCTGCCGCAGAATCAACCGTCAGGGTTCCCAGTGTGGGGTCATCGGTAATATCTACCACTGCGATAGCGTCGATGTACTCCGCAAACAGGGTAAGTCCCATGATTGCGAACGCTTCGGAAACTGCCGTATTGTAGTTGCCCTGGGTGTGGAAGCCGATGAGGTTTGTCTCTCCGGCGCTCACCGCGTACACCAGGCCAGCCCGTACAAAGTCGCTGTCGTTCGGATCGATGTAATACAACACGATGTTCTCTACGGGTGTAGCGATAACCCTGCCCCTCGGAATTTCGGATTCAGAAAGAAGGAAAACCGTATTGTAACCCATGAAGTCCTTGATATACTGGAATCCGAACTGATTCTGGATGGTGATTTCAGCCGCTCCAAGATACTCATAGACATCCAGGACATTCACAAAGCCAACAGTTCCGGTGGCTGTCCTGTGCATGGTCTTGAACTTGTTCTCCACAAGCCCTTTTGCCATAGCCAGCGCCATCTGGAAAGTCGTTTCTGTCGCCGTCAGGGTTCCGGTGTTCAGATAGGTATAGAAGCGGCCTGTAACGTCGCTCTGGAGCTGGAATAAGAACTCATCATCTGTCATCTGTACGGCGTTGTCATAGCCGTTATCCTTAATGCTCTCGATAGAAACGGCCTTTGCGTACTTCTCAATCGTGATGTCCGCATAGTCCTTTTCCTTTACAACAAATTTGCTGTAAGGGATTTCCTCGCCCTCTCCCACGTTTCCGCTTTCCAGTACACCTTCTGCGTATTTGCTTTTCAGCTTTGTATTCGGCTGCTTTTTGATGGGGCGCATAATCCCCAAAATCTCTCTCAGATGTTCCCAGTTACGTTCAAACCGGGTGACAAAATCCACCTCGCGGGCAGTTACCTGAACATCTGCTGTTTTGATCAGGTTATTTTTCGCTGCCATTATTACTCTCCTTTGCTAAATAAGTGCATGTTTGCAGCAATGGCGGCCTGTCTCTCGGAAGCGTCCTTGATACCCATAATCTGGTCTTTTGTCATACCTCCGCCCTGGTTCTGCCGCTGGAACGGCTGTGTGAACCTCGCCGCGTTCTGCTGTGCTTTTTGCTGTTCCTCGTCAACGAACGCTGAAGCGTCTTTTTCCTTCATCTGAGAAATCAAATCATTCAAGCCAAGGATTTTCCCGTCCTTCAGCTTCAGGCCGGATTCCTTAATCTCTGCCATGATTGCCCGCTTGGCCGCCTCGCTGGAAAACTTCACGCTTTCAAGTTCCGTTTTCAGAGCGTCGTTGAAGTCACGCTCGTAAATCTGCGCCTGCGCGTTCTTCTCGGCGTCCTCGGCCTTCTTCTTCCAGTCAGCCAAGTCCCGCTTCATGGTTTCCAAATCAACGCCTTCAAAGCCTTGAAGTGTGGCTTCCGCCGTCTCGGCCTTCTCCTTCCAGGTATCCCGGTCAGTCTCGGCCCGTCCCAGCTTCTTTTCATGCTCGGCCTTGGTGATGTAGTTTTCAGCCACTTTTTTTGTCAGATCGGCCTTTTTGTCTGCCGGAACCTCAATTCCCATTTCCGACAAAATCGCTTCAATGTTCTGCATATGTATCCTCCTAAACGTAATTGATTAACCGCCCGTCAGCGGTATGGATTAAACCCGTTACAACCACGGGTGGGGTAATGGGGAAAGATGGAGTCGAACCACCTGAGCCCGAAGGCACCTGATTTACAGTCAGGCCTGCTACCAAATACGGAATATTCCCCCTTGTACGATTCCCGCTTAAATTGTCACACCGCAAATCCTGGCTCCGACACCTAGGCTTGGAGCTATTGCGGCAGTTTTCAGCGGGCATTGTCATTCTCTGTGAGGATTTTCGCTACTCTCACATCATCCGGGAGCTACCCGGCCTAACAGAGTCGGAAGGAGTCGAACCTTCCGTACCATTCCTCCCTCTGTGGGTTTGTTTTACGCCTACTGTTATCCCGTCGGGCGGGTCTTCGCATTTTTCAGCAATCGCCCCAGCCATAGACCACCTGTGAACAGACAGCTTGCTGTGAGCGAAATGCACACGCCGGAAATTGCATCCGCTTTTCAACCTCCGGCCGGAACCGTTTCTTTTAAGGACGTGTGCGAAAGAAAGGAGGAAATGAAACAAATATAAGAAAAGAGCCAGCAACCTGTCGGAATTTCCGATAAGTTCACTGGCTCTGTGTCTGGCATCTGGCTCTATCGTTATTCTGCTTTTTCTCTCAAAGTTTGGCTTAAGTGCTTAAAATAATCTTCGCAAGCCTGTTTATATCCCTGATTGTATGCTTGTGATTCTCTGATTTCACGGCTCATTTTCTCATCTGCCGCCTTTTCCAGTTCATCACATATTTTTTCATATCTGTCTTTTAATTCTGACACGTAGGAACCTCTTTCCCTTCTTCAAAACTCATAACCGATACATTCTTACACTTCGGGCAAAAAACAGGAAGGTTTTTCGCCACCGTATCCGGGCGTATTTTTGTCCGGGTTTTGTTGTTGCAGATGGGGCAGTATACCCAACCGTCTTTTACCATATTTACACTCCTAAAATATCCCATATATTCATCTGATTTTCTTCTGCCTGTAATCTTTCTCTTGCCATTTCATAATAATTTTTGTCTATTTCAAACCCAACATAATTATTGAAACCATTTTTTCTGCAGGCTACAAGACTGCTTGCGCTCCCAACATGCGTATCTAAAATTTTATCATTTCTCTTTGCGTATCTCGAAAGAAGCCATTCATATACGATTACCGGTTTCTGCGTGGGATGAATCCGCTTTTCATTCAACAACTTATTTCCTTGCTGTATTCTCCCCTCTGAACTACTTTTACCTTGGAACATCCCATTCCACATATATGCAAACAACCGCACAGAATCGTGCAGACTACAATACGCTATTTCGCAATCAGAAAAATCACTTCCTTGATTACATTTGTCCCATATAATCCTTCCCGGACCAAAGTGATAATCAAAATAATTACATCCCCATACAATCTGATTTTTTGACACTCTTTTCAGTTCATCAAAATACTCTTTTCCAGGTACTTTCCATTCTGCAGAAGGTTTGTAGTGTCTCTGTACTCCTATTGGGCTTATTGTTCTTCCATAATAATTTCTTTTTTCTGGCCCTGAAAAATATGGAGGGTCTACTATAGCAAGGTCAAAATACTTGTCGGGGAATTCTTTCATTCCATCCATACAATCCATGTTGTAAAATCCAAAATCAAGCATTGACCTCACCACCTTTCCATGCTTCTATTTTACCATATCCGCCGTTTTTACCTCTCCCCACATTTTCAACAAAGGCGGCAGGTTTCCCCGCCGCCTTTGTTTACATCATCTTCCGCAGTTTGTCTATGTATCTGGAAATGACCTCACGCTCTTCTCTGCACTCGGCGTCGTCGCTCAGGCCTTTCAGCTCTTCCGTCAGAGCGTCCATGTGCTCTTCCAGGGCTGCCAGCATTCTCCTCTTACAATCCTCAGATTTTCCGTTGCGATAGGACTGTTTCGTCTGCATGTAATCATCGTAAGGATCGGTCCCGTTTGCTCTGCTATAATGGCCTCTCACATAATGCTCGCCCCGGCGTGCGTAAGAGGATCCCCGGTCATAGTCCGGCATCATACCGTCTGCCCGGCTGTAACGCCCCATGCTGTCACGGTTGCGCCGCTGGGAGTAGTCCCCGGCCTGACTGTAGCCGCCTTCCATTTCTTCCTGTACAGCGTTGTAATACTCGGTCTTATGCTTCCAGTATTCTACATTCTCCATGTCTTTCAACATGTCAATCAACTTATATGCGGTTTCAAGGTTCCCGGTGTTCAGGCCCTTTTCCGCAATCTTATCAAGCTCATCCTTGATATTCTGCATTAACTTATAACTCATAGCCTGCTCCTTTCTCAACCGCATACCCTTACTGCTGTAAGGTTCGGATTATCAACATCAACAGCGGAAGCGCCGGTATTCTGCACAGTGACAGTCTGGCAACATCCACAAGGCACATCAATGTAATGCTGTGTCGCTACGTTGAAATATTCCGATACTGCCGCAGGAGTGGCCCGCATAATGGAGCCTGTCAGCGGTTCTCCGTTCAGCGCAATTCCCAGGGAGATTTCCCCGACGGTTCCACCTGCAGCCGGAACCGCGATATTTCCAGCAAAGGAAACCAGGTATCTTCCGGGTTTCGCAAGGGTAAGCTGTGCGCTTCCGGCTCTGTGCCGCTCTGCGCAGCCGCCCTTTGCGGCCTCTACGTTATACACAACGCTCTGGCCGATTGCCACGGTCTGGGGAGTTGTCCCAGAATATACTAATTCAATCATAATTTGCTCCTTTCATATCGCAAAAGGACAGACCATCCGGCCTGCCCTCCTGCGTAATAACGGCTTGTGCCGAACATCCCGGACTTTTGCCGGGAAGAAACTCCGATATGAAGTTTTAGCACCCGCATCCTACGGCACATCCGCAGTTACCAGCGCCGAAGGTGAAACCTGTCGGGTTGATAATGGATGTGTACGGAGACATAACCGGATAGCTCGGTGTAGGCGTCGGACGAAGAGCATTGATAATGTTGTTCGTCTGCGCCGCGTTGGACAGCTGGAGCTGCGCGGACTGAAGCTCAGTCTGAAGAGACTGGATCTTGTCCTGCGTGATGGTGTCGATAATCCTCTGCACTCCGGCGGTCTGGTTCTCAATTACATCCCGGAATCCGTTATTCACGGTGTTCTGAAGGATATTGGTCTGGGCCGCCATATTGTAGTTGATTTCGCCCTGTCCCTGTTTCAGATCACAGCAGCAGTTCGCCATCTGGGAGCCAAGAGTATTGAATCCGTTGCACAGCTGAGTGCTGATATTCTGGATTCCGCTCTCAATGCCCTGAGTAGCCAGTGCAGCGTCAATGTCCGTTCTGGTCGCGAATCCCTGTCCTGCCGGGGAGTTGAATCCGCCTCCGCCATATCCGCCGAAGCCGCCGCCAAAGCCGTAACCGCCCCAGCCACAAATCAGCAGGAAGAGAATCAGCCACCAACCGTTGCCGTCTCCAAAACCATCATTGCTTCTATTTCCGCCAGTAGCGGCGGCAATGTCAGCTAAACTATAGTTTGTATCCATTGCGTTTCTCCTTCAAAATGTATTTACAAAATCATGGCCATTGATTTATGTACTATTTGAATAATCCCTGCATCTGCTGGGCCATCTGTTGGGCCTTATCAAGCTGGGACTGACTGATTCGCCCAGACTGCAAAAGTTTCTGTACTTCTTCCTGCGGGTTTACGCCCTGCATTCTTTGCCGGAATTGCTGGAATTGCTGAAGCATATTCCCAGCGCCATTCCCCGGCCTGTTACCACCATTTAGAATATTAAAAAGAGGGTTCGCCATAATATCACTCATCCTTTCCAGTAGGGCTTGTGGCTGTCTCCAACATCCCGTACAGTTCTTCGTATTTGCCCCGCAAATCGTTATATTCCTGCCGGGTAACGTATTTATCATCCATGTTTATTTCAGGCTGTTTCTGGGACGCCGGTGCGGCTCCTGCGGTGATTTCTTTATATTCAAAAGTTCGGAGAGTAGGCATACCGGCCTGGTCCGTAGTCTTGATATAGAATTTCTCTGATTCGCTATCTAATAGCAGTACGCTTGTGTTCGGCGCTACCAGATAGGACTTCGCCCCAGCCTCTCCCTGCACCCACAAAATGCCCTGATTGACGGGCTGGGCCTGCTGTTGCTGAAACTGCGCTTGCATACTTGCCAGCCTGTCCATTTGCGGCTGTAATGGGTTCACTTGTCCGAATTGATACGGGTTATATCCGTAATACGGTAATGCCATGACTGCCCCTCCTATAACTTTTCTATGACTTTATCTCTAACTATCTATGACTTAATTTTATCTTAAAAAATAAGCCCTCGACAGGCTCATAAAGAACCGTCAAGGGCTTTAAAAAGTATATAAAAAGAATAAAGATATATATGTACATATCAAAATGTATATGCTATAGTTATGATAATAGGAGGTGAATCATGTACACAGAAGCATCTAAAAAGGCCACTATCAAATATATGAAAAAACTGAAAAGAATCCCGCTGGACGTCCAGCCAGAGCAGTATGATGCTATTAAGCAGTATGCAAAAAGCCAGGGAAAACCCGTGAACACCGCGATAAAAGAAATTATTTTTGAAAAAATAGGAATATCCTCTTGACATATATGTACATATATATTATACTATAATCAGTTTAAGGGATTAAAAGATTATAGGAGGATAAAAAATATGGCAAAGGCAACGGCTGAATGCACATGTAAAAAATGTGGAGCAAAATTTACAAAGACAAGCATACAGAGAAATAGAACGAATGCAGATAGTTGGGAGCAATGGGCAATTAGTTTTTTTGATGAATGCCCAGAATGCATACAGAAAGAGCGTGAAGAAAGGGCTTCAGAACTTGCAAAAGAAGCTGAAGAAAACGGAATGCCGGAGCTTCAGGGTTCCCCCAAACAAATCACTTGGGCAGAGCAAATCAGAGCAACATACATCGAAAATTCATCTGCATATGCTGAAGAACTTAGGGCAGAAATCAAAAGAAGAGCGGATGAGGGGAAGGAATCTCCGAAGACAGAAAGAAATTTATCTGTTTTCGAAGCTACAAGGGAATATATTCTGAAGAACATTTCTAAATCTTCATGGTGGATAGAGAACAGAAATGTATTAATTTATGAAATGAACAGAGTATATAATAATCATCGCGCAGAAATTGACGCAATGACAAATAAAATAAGGGAGGTATAATATGGATTTTAAAGTATATGAAAAGGGTAAGCCTACCGGCCTTCAGGGACCGGATGGTGTGACATTCGATATTTCAGATAGTGGCGCAACACTTCTAATTCGCATGTCACGCCCAACAGCAAAAGAGAAAAAGGCATTTGAACAAGGAATCTCTATTCGATTCGCAATAGTAAATGATATTATCTTTGCCCTTGTTCGTATGGGATTATCACAATGGATGGACGCACCATATTACAAAGCTTTAAGCCGCAATCTATCCCGCTTGTACGTCCCCCAAGAAGGGCAAGGCCTTGCCGTACATGCATTGCTTGTTGATGGAATGGATGGCATACTGATTAATCAAAAAATTATCGGATTAAGTACAGAGCTTACACGCAATCTGTTTAATGCAATAGCTAATCAGCCCATGATTCCAGATTACAACTCCAGGTTGCAAAATACATTTAGTCAATATAGTACAAATGATTTACTGAAAATATCATTTTCATAATACATTCTAAAAGGGGCTGTTTTTGCCCCCTTTGTATTATTTGTTCAAAACCCTAGGCCAGTAACCCCGCTCTATCCATTCATCCATCCGCTTGCAGTCCGTCAACTGAATAATCTTTTTATTCACTTTCCGGCTGATTTTCTTAATCGTAGTCATTTCACAGTGCATGGCTTCAGCGCATTGTTCCAGGGTAGCGCCCTTCTTTCTCATATCAAAAAGGATCCGCTCCTGCGGGCTGAAATTACAAAACTCAGAATAATACGCCAGCTGCGGCGCTGTGAAATCATATATAACCAAGAATACTCTCCTTACTGCTTCTGCGCAAGGTAGGAAATAAGTTTGTCCCTCGTTTTTTTTAACTGCTCCACGTTGTTCCCGGAAATCTGGCTGTTAAGCATAGTTACCAGCGTTTCCATGATGAGGCTGTCCCGCTCTTTAATCTCGTTCATAGCCTCAAAGTCCCGCTTGTCGTGTCGCTCCAGCGTTTCCACCCGGTCATTGAGTTTCACGGCCGGTGCTATCCATTTATGTACGACTGCCGCCGCCCCGCCGATGACGGAAATACCGCCGCAAATTGCAAGGATTGTCTGTATCGTTTCCATTATGTCCATGTGTCAGTCCTCCGGCTCAAATAATTTGCACGATTTGCAATATTCCTCTGGATCAGGAAAATCACAGCACGCTTCGCATTGGTCGTTGCAACACACCTCATTGTACAAATGTTTGCAGCCATCCTTGTCATAAACTTCTTCTTTATTCGTCCCGTCTGGAAGCTGTTCTATCCATCTACTCATGCTCTTATCTCTCCCAGTAATATATCGGTATTTCCTGCCCGCTGTTCCAAGTATCATAATAGTACCCGTCTTGCACGCATACCACATGCCCGTCAATCCCCAGCACATAGGTTCCTTTCGGATGGTCGCGGCAGAAGTCGTCAACAGTGTACACATACTGCCCGTGGTCGTCCACAATGTTCCGGCGGAATCCATTCTTTTTTTAATACGCTCCCCACACCCTGTTAGCGCTCGGCATATCGGATAGTGAAAAACCAAATAGGGACAGGCCTACATAAGTTGTTTCCCAGTCCTGGTTCATAGCCTTACATAGCGCCCTTACAGTGCAATCGCCCACTCGCTGCCCATTTTCAGGATTTGGGTTGAATTGTTTCCACCTGCTCACGTTTTGCCTCCTTTCGTATTCTGATACCGCCTTGCCGCACCTTCTACTTTTTTGTACTGTCTATATAATATTGTTCAATCAAGTCTATTAATCTTTCAGCGACCTCTAGGCTAACAGACTTCTCAAATGATAATTTTTCTGTTTCTCCTTCATTAAAACAAAATACTATCATCTTAGGATTTTGAGAAAAAGCTATTTCTCCCGGAAGCATTTCTCTTTCTTCAATCTTTGCTTTGAATTGCATTTTGATACCTCCTTGCGGCTCCCCGCGCTTTTGCTGCCTGCTCTACTTTTTATCCGCTATTTTCTTCACAATATCAAAAACTTCTGATTTATCAACAAACTTCACACACTCATTGCATGGACAATATCCTAATTTCCCATAATAATCGCACGTTGGTATATTGCCGCCCATATCCTTGACAGAATTATAGAAATAACAGGATTCTTTGTGTACTTCTTTGGGATAAGGATTTCCCCATGATTCGTTTATTGACTTTAAATTTTCGAACATTGTTTTGGATATATCTTCTGTAAGTTTTTTTATTTGTCCATCTATTATACGCGTCTGCTTTTCTGTTTCTTTCATGCCGTATCTCCTTTTGAACTGGAATATCTTCTAGCAGCCCCTCTAGCTTTTGCCGCTTGCTCTCTACTCCATTTTGCCACTTGCAAACGCTCCTGTAAAGGACGCAAGTCATTCTGCTTGCAGAAATCGCTATACGCCTTGTTCTGCCGTGACAACAGATAAGATTTTCTGTCAAGCGTCTGCTGAAGCTCAAACTTTGCCGCTTCATCCTGGCATTTCTCCACGGCCTCCTGCAGCCCCATAACCTCACGCTTCGTCTTTCGGACACGGCGCTCTAACGCCCGTTGGCGTTGCTCTCTCTCATGCAGTTCTTTGCTCTCTTTACTATCGTATTTTTCAAAAGGGTTATTCATCCCTTCTATATACACAGAGAAATGATGGCGGCAGTTTGCTCCGCATATTCCATCCACATATGTATATCTGCATGTCTCTATGAAATCTGGATATTTGTTGTCTCTTTCAAGCGTGATTGACGATGACAAATTCGCAAATAGTTCAGGGCGCCTTTCTTTTAACTTGTACCAATCCACAGAATATATGCCGCCCTGCCATATCTCATGCGTTGGTCGTGCTCCAAGGTGACTAGAAGTAAGCACGTTGCAATAGCCCATCTCCATCATCCTAGCTATCTGTATATCTCCCGCCGCTTGTGATATCCCAGTCCTTACAGCGCGTGCAGTCGCTACTTCCACGCTATCTTTGTGCCCTGACGGGTAATTCACATATACTCCGCCGCTTGCAATAGCCTCCGCCGCCTCTTTAACAGCTGTGTTATAGGCCACGGCACCGCTCATGACCTTATTGTAGGCCAAGTCACACTCGTTCAGGAAAAGCCTCTGCGCGGCCTGTGCGGTCGTCCTGGTCATATTGCGCCATTCTCTTAGGGTTGCATTATATGACCTCTCCATAAGCCGGATAAGCGTCGGGGATTGCGTCAGCGGCATGGGAGACAGTCCGGCGGCCCGATAGATTTTATCATCGTATTCCAACGCTTTCACGCCAGCTTCTTCCATAGCCGCTTTGATTTCTTTCTCCTGCCGCTTCGTGTATTTTGCCAGCTCTTCCGCGATGTCCTCTATCAGATAGCCGCTATCTTGCAATACTCCTATGCGCCAGCGGTCAGAAGATGTCAGGAGATAGCTTTCTCCCCGGCCTATGCGTATCATCATGCGGTCTACAATCTGTCGGATTATGTATTCATGCAGTTCAGAGGCTATTTGTTCGGCACCCTCTGTAATTCTGTACAGATAATCAGGTGTAAGCATTTATTCACCTACCTGTCAAATAAGTTTCCAATAGAATGTCCATAAAACACTCTATCTTGTCGCTTTCCGCATTTTTCACATCGACAAAATATAACTACCACTTCGTTACCACTGCAATCATATTTTAAGTGTCTTGGCATACCTATCTTTTTCCATTTATGTTTACAGAACATTATTCCTCCGTTCGATTTCCGGTACACTTACCTCCGGCAGTCCTGCAATGCTTGTCAGAATCGACACCACGCCAGCCAGGACAGCGGTAGACGCTACTACTATCCAATCTACTTCGGAAATCATAGCAGACGCTCCAATGGCCGCAATCGCCGACTGTGCTACGGTCTTAACTGCTCTAACTCCTGCTGCTTTCGCCCTCTTTTAGTTAAACTAGCGAATATTAAAATCTAATAATGCAGGGACTATGCAATCAGTTTCCATATAATATCCCGCCCTACACGGATGCAACCAATCTGAAATTTCTTTTTCGGTTACATCAGACCCACGATACGGAACTTTTTCTGTCCACCCATACCCATTTACCGTATCAAATAAGGCTCCAACATCACAATATTTAACAAATGTTTTATAATTGTCTGATAGTGCTATACTTTCAAGATTTTGATTATACTCCATTCGATTTTTATTTTTTGAAACATAGCTTGCTTGACCATTGTTAATAGAAGCATATACTACGCCTACAAGCAATATTTTTGCATCAGAAAATTCGGAGTGAATCAGGTCAACCATATATTTTATTCTTTCGTTTAATGTTCCGTGTACTCCTGTTCCAATTAATCCGTTTTCAATGTCATTTATGCCTAACTCCACAATAAACACATTTGGATATGATATACTGTTAGTATCGCAATACGATTTAATAGATACCTTTCCGTCAATTAGATATGGGTTTGGGAATGAATCCCCTCTTCCATCTTTATTGTTTACTTTTAAATAATCTGCGATAGAATAACCAGCTCTGCCCTCGTGATTACAAGTAACGCCGTTATCTGTACCACTTATACCGCCTACAAAAATATAATTTTTAAAACCATGCGTATTTACAAGCTGATTTTTTATATCACATGGAAGTATATTGTTACCAGTGTAACTATCCCCAATAATCATAACATTAACAATGTTAGATGGATTGGATTTGTTAGTCGCGTCTACTTTTGTAATACCTATTTCTTTAGAAAAGAGAACTGCATCGGTTATCTTTGATTTTACATCAATTTTAGTCACACCATAGATAGCACAAATTTTATCCTTTTTGCCCCTTGATGGGTCGTTTTGTGGTGATTCAATATACATCAAATCATCACTATTACTTGCAACTACATTCATTTTGTCAATATATCTCATAGTGCCACTATACGCATATAAATATCTGGGAACAAAAAATGACGCATCTGTTTTTATATCAGAACCCTTTAGAGATAATACTTTTGTACCGTATTCCGTATAATCAGAAATACTGCCATATTCCATTTGCAATTTCGTAGATAATGATGCTGTATTAAATAATATTTTAATGCTTACCGCTGTATCAGGGACAGCTATACCATTCATTAAAGTTTGATTTGAACTTCCAACGACAGTTCCATCTTTATCCTGAAAAACATATCTTGAAACCGCAAATATATCTCTTTTAGTTTCACTTTGTTGATAAGTCATATAAAGAAGATTACCACTGCTTACTGAACCACTATAAACGGATGTGCCAGTTCCATTAGGAGATGGCGTTTGAATTGTACCATCTAAAAGCAACCACGAATTTTCTAATACTCCTGACGGATTAAAAATATTTTTGCTTTTATACACATCAAATCCAACGTTTTCTATAACACCTAAATCCTCAGAAAGTGAACTAATCTTTTTCTGCGCATCCAAATCTCTTAAAGGTATCTCTCCATCCGATGTTTTTAAATATGCCGCATAGTCATTTTCAACAATCGCCATTTATACTTCTCCTTTCTATTCCTCTATTGATTAAACAAAATTACATGGTCAACTACGTGAGGAAGAGTAGATAACCTTTCCATTGCTTCTTGTTCTGCTTGTTTCACTGCCTGTACAGAGCTTTCTGACGTTTGTTTCACGATGTTTAATAGCTGTGTAATTACATCTGACTGCTCTTCTGTCGGTTCTGGCGGATCAACTTCCAATCCTTCCAAAACCTGTGATGTGGCCAGTGTAGTGTTCCATTCATTCTGGATTGTTTCACCGGAAACTTTTACTGCACAAACAACAAAATTCACCGTACCACGGTACATTGTAACCTTCCTGGACAACAGCCATGAAAACTCAATATTGTCTCCGTTTGTTTCCACATCTTCAACAATATACTGGTCTTTGTCTCCATTTGCATTCTGATAGTTAATGCGTATTTGCTATTTGGAAAGGTCTATATTATCACCCACGATTTTAGGGCATTCAAATTCAATTCTTTCTACTTTTTCATCTGATTCAACGCCTAAAATCTGATAGGTCAGGGGTATGTTAATCTCTCGCGACTCCGGGTCGATCACACATCATTCAGAGCTTTCGACCGATTGCGTGTCTGCGCTTAATAGTAACTCTTCCGCCGTCATTAGCTCTGCTTCACCTCCAGCCTGTTCGTCTTGATGATGTATTTCCCGCCGTCTTTCATGCCGGTAACGCTCACACCAAAATTATCCCACACAAGGGCCTCCGCCGGTATTACGCACGCGCCTCCTGCCGTCAGCAATACGGGATATTCCTTTCCTAAGCACCAGAACGATGCAGCCGCTTTACATCCCTTCCATCCTTCTCCAAAAGAGAATTTTGCATATAGATAGTTCCGTGAACATTTCACAATATTTTTGAAATCACTTTCTGGGTCCTTTGTAAGCTGCTGTTGCTCAACGCGAAACTTAAGTATTCTCATCAGTTCCACCTCCGGGCACAAGTTTCAAGACATGATCCTCTACTGATAGCTTTCCAAATGTCACTGGATTCTCGTTAAGGTAATTATCCACCGCCTGCTGAATCTGCTCTGGAGTTATTCCGCTGCCTGCGGTTCCGTTTTTGCAGAGATAATAGAGGTACTGCTCTTCTCTCGTTACCGGATCGGGAATCACCCCGGTTCCCGTGGCAAGGTACTGATAATATTTTTCTTTCCGTGTTACTGCATCAGGTAAATATGGCATATCTTATTCCTCCGTTAGCAACAGCTTCTCGCCAGATGCGATCTACGTGTCATTCTCCAAATTTCTCTTTTCTCCAATCCGGTGCATTTGCTCAATATTTTCACAACCTTATACCTTCGTGAAGTCGGATAATCATAGTTCTCGCGTATTCCTTCAAAGGCAAGCCTAATATCGTCTACTACCTCATTAAATTTTTTGCAGACTTTATAGCATACCTTTCCAACCGTTTCGGCAAGCTCCATTAGTTTTTCCCATGCTCGTGATACAACTTTGCTCATACTCTCAATCATTCGCAAATTGCGCTTAAATTCCACCACCATCATGCCGCAGCTTTCAATCTGCTTTTTCTCGGCTTCTGTGAATGCATATACCATACTCTATTCCTCCTGAAAGAATCCCGGTTCTTCTTTGGGCTGGGCCGCCGCTACCATTTTTGCGGCATCCTCCGGCGTAAAACCTTCATATTTTTCAAGATAGTATTCTTTTGTAAGAAATCCCTGTAATACAAGCTGGTAGGCCCTTGCCCTATCTTCTTCGCGATTGTATGTAATGTCCCCAAAATCATATACTATCTTGTAATTTCCGATAGGAGCAAGGTCATATAAATCAGCATACACATTCATGGCGTATATTGCCCCGTTCAGGCATGATTCCAGCTTATCCCTCACATCTTTGATGAGCTGTATTGTTCTGCGGTCGTCTGCCTCAACCTGTGTCGCTGTTGCCATGTTCGACTTTTCATTGAATACAAAATATCCGTTAGAGAAGCCGCACTTATAGCCGATCTGCGACAGAAGGGCATTGATACCGGATAGCCGCGTGTCCGTGTTTAGTTGCGGGTTGATTTCCTGGAAAAATTCCTCCGGGCTGTTCCCGAACACATTCTTGACGTAGTGAGGCAGCTTCACATCAGCCACGCCACGGGTTTTCAAATTCTTCCCGCTATCGTACATCAGCCTATCATCAGCCAGGATAATCTTCTCACTGTCGAAAATCTCCCCGGCGTTCCGGCTGTATGCGATGTCCAAATCTTTCATTTCTTCGATGGCCTCTGCGTAAATCGGAAGCCCCAGTGCTGTCCCCAGATCAACATTATTAGCCGCTGGCATACGGAGTACCCCGAACATCGGCCCGTCAAGCTGGCTGCCGTCTCCCTTCACAATAGGCGGCGTCTCATCCATCAGGTTCGCCCAACGTGTCCGCGATAATGCTATCGGGTCTCCCAGCGCGTCGGCATGTCGGGAGACATAGGCCTTGTTGCTGATGTAATACGGGCTGTCCCCTTCCGATGCGGCGTCCTCGAAATGATGATATTCAAGACGGGTGTAATATCGGTCGTTGTCAGCATAGCTGTCTTTGAACACAATCCCTGTGATATTTCCGTTACTGTCGCTCTCCGTAATCATAAAATCGAAGGGCGTAAACACATCAAACCCGCTGCCGTTGGGCTTGATAATGGCTGTCCCATAAGCACAGCCATACTCTACCCAATGGCGCAGGTTGAAATATACCTTGTCGATCTGCTCCTGGAGCCACGTCCCCCGCGCCCCGCCGCCGATCTGTATTTTAATCCCCAGCGTTGCCAGCCGCGCAGTCTCGGAGCAGACCGCCTTTGCAAAATTGATTGTCTTGATATTGTCCTCGGCGTTTACCCAATACGGCACGCCCCGGTACATATCGGCGCAGCGGGAGATAACATCCTTCATCTGCTGTGAGGTTATCTCCTTTACCTGGAAATCTTCTTCTGCCCGTCTTTTAAATATCATGCCTATCCACCTTTTTACTGTTGATATAATTCCCACTCAAATCACCTTTACGCTGTATTCCCACGCCTGTTAAATAACGGCTCAAACGCATATCTTACGGCAGAAATCGCATGGTCGTTTCCGTCTGGATACCCGCTGATGATATTCCCATCCTTATCCCGGTCATATTCATACTGCGTAAATTCTGTGTATGCGTTTGGTGTCCGGTTCCTGTCAATAACGATTGTGCGGCGCTGGAGCCATTTGAAGCCGTATTCCACGCTTCCCGGCCCCTTTGCGGCTCCTATTGCCGGAAGCCCCATGTCCCGGTAGTCGTTCACTGACTTCGGCTCTGCGCTGTCACAGATTATCCGGTAATCGTCATAGCCTTTATCCTTTATCCACTGCGCCGTCACTTCGTTGCTGGTCTTATTCACATAGTTTTCATCTATCAGGTAGATTTTCTCCCTTGCGCTGTCATAATAGCCCCGGATAAATGCGTAAGCGTCAGGGTACCAGCCGAAGTCCACGCCCTGATATATTCTGTCCATGTGGGAGATTTCTTCGTCAGTAATTGGCCTGTCCTCAATGTATTCAAAGACATTCCCGCCGTTTCCATTCGGAATGCCTAAATACTCATGTTCATATGCCTCTGGCCTTACTTCTTTCAAATGCTCTGCATCATCAAAAAACTGTTGTCCCAGCCACTCTTTCGGTACCGTCCTGTAATCCGATGAATGAATCAGCCTATCCGCCCTCGGTATTTCAACTTCTTCATTCATAAAATTGTTTTTTGATTTTGGAGGATTGAACGACATAAAAGTCCAGAAGTCTTTTCCGCCTCTCATGGATGATTGTAATATGCTTCTTATTTCCTCCATCCCAGAAAAGGTGTCACACTCTTCAAGCCACGCAAACGCAAAATAACCAAATGGGGCTTTCAGAGATTTCAGTTTCATCTTATCATCTACGCCTCTGAACATTATCGTCTGCCCGGTAGGCTCGTATACTATCTTCATCGGGCTTACTGTACATTTGAAATATTCATCAAGACACAACATTGAAATTGCAAATTGCATTTGTGAATAAACGCTATCTCTTAATGTATTTGCTGTCTTTCGGAATATGATACAGTGCTTATCCTTATTTTCTGGGCGCGTCATTAAAAGAATAATTGCTATACTGACAAAGGAAGACTTACAGCTTCCTCTTCCTCCCTTAAATACATAATATGTATGTCGGTGTTCTAAAACATCTTTCAGGACATCGTCAAAGTTTTCTGGGATAAGTTCATCAAGCGTTGTCATTAGCATATCTCCATACAAATCCATATGCTGTTGGCCTTTTCCTTAAGCAACACCTAGAAATCGCACTGTTTTTATATCCCATTTCTCTTTCAACGTCCATTGTACAGTCCCATTGTCTTACAACATTTCCAGCCATATCTATTTGAAGAACGGACTTCGCAGACACACTTTTCTTTCCTCTATGAGAATCTCCTATTTTTCTCCTAGTTTCTTCTGACACAATGTGTCCTCTCTGTGATAACGCCCTGCGCTCAATTACCTCCCTAGTATGCAGATGTTCGGCGTGTTTTCCTCTTTTTGCCGCCTCGCTCATCTTTCTTATCGTGCGCTCGCAATGCTTTTTTCCTGCATATCCTCCACTGTCAAGATTATATCCGTATTTTTCTTCATTGCTTCTGTATAACGCTATCGTCTCTCTTTCTTTGTCTTCAGCCTCTGCCCTTGTAAGTCCATCAGCAATAATATCATGTTCTATGTTTTTCCATCCGAAACGCTTAATGGCCTTTGCAAACGGCCCAGAATTTCCATATCCACTTTTCCATCTTCGCTTCAAAGTCCTGCCAGTCATGCCAATATATACTTTTCCGTCAGGAGTTGTGTGCTTATATACTTTAAATCGGTTTTCCGTTTCTTGTAAGCTCAATTATCACAGCCTCCTTTCTGGTATCTGTTTTCTGCGCCACATCAACCTTTCGCTTCGCCAGCTCGACGGCGGCTTTCGTTCTCTCCGCCAGCGGGGCGTCAAGACCGAATTGGTCTTTTACCTCGCCCCGCATGACAGAAGTGAAATACTGCATTATCTCCGCAGCAGAGGCTATGCGGCTGTCCTCGATCTGTTTCTGCCGTTCCTCGATGTATTGTGAGACTTTAGGGTTATTTCGGGCTTTTGAGGCTTCTACTGCCGCCGATTTATAATTTTTATATCCGGCCTTTCTGTAAGCCTCCGCCGCATTCCCGCACTCTATGTAATAATCCGCAAACGCCTTTTGCTTCGGTGTAAGCATTTAGCCACCGTCCTTACAATTCCATTTGTCTATTTTAGGGCACCCGCTTGGATGTGCCCCCAACAGCGTTGATGTCAACACAGGAGATTTACACTCTGGATTTTTACAAAACCATGCGCTGTCATATTCGCAACGTGTTCCTTCTTCTCCATTTCCTTTGCGTGTTATTTCTTCCACTTTTATCACCTCTATTCACGCAACGCACATTACAAATACAGCGCATATAATAATCAGCATTCTAAACGCGTTTTTCACTGTATCACTTCGCGCATTGATTGTAAGACCAAATAAAAATGCCTCGATTGTGTCAACGGCAGTAAGATACCACGGTATCATTTCTCTAACCATCTTTCTTCCATCCTTTCGTCTGCTCCCATATCTCAATCCGGTGCTTCATCTCCCCAACAGTCCCAACCTTCTGCTGACTGTCTGGCAAATAATTCTATTCTTGGCACATCACCGCACAACTCTATAATTCTTTTCCTTGCTTCATCAGGTTTTTTACTATGTTCCTCTAACGGTGACAGTATGACTTGATGGACTGATTTTGATTCTCTCTTAGGCTTTCCCTTTGTCGCAATCAAACAAACTTCTGCGTTTGCTCTTGTCCAATACCCAAGCCCCCAAAACAGGCTTTCCGATTTTCTGTTCTTTTTTTTCTATGTAAATCCACATGTCTTATAGCAAAATCCCATTTCTCTATTGTTTGTAATCCTTCTTTTAGACACGGGAATGTCACCCACAAAAACAGAATGCAATTATCATCTGCTATTTCCGAAACGGGCAATTCAAAAATTTCTTCTTTTTTCATACAGCTATAATGGTTCGCGGCTGTTTTTCCTTTTCCGCTCCAAACCCTGTATGTCCAAGGCGGATCTGCATAAATGATCTGGTACTTTTTATCTGTGTTAAAAATGTCTACTTTCATTCTTAAAGAAGCCCGATATATCGTTACCCCGGCCGGAGGCTCGGCTCCTTTCTTTTTATTTTCTCATTTCCATTCTTTTACTTGTTCCCACACATCTGCCATGCACTTCACCGCCTCCACCGCGCTCGCTGTCCGCAATATCTCATAGTCCCTCATCCGCCAGCCGTTCCTCCCGTTTTGCAGTGTAGGCGTTGACAATATCCACATGGTTATCATTCGCCCCTGCTCCGGGCTGTAGAATTGGCTGGTTCCGATTTTGATTATTAGTCCGGTGGAGAGGATGGCGCGCTGGAGCTTTTTCATGGTGGCGTTAAGGTTCATCTTTCCCCTCTATTGGTTTTATTTCGTATTCTTTACAGCAGACTCCAATATCATGTAATGACGTTACCTTTGAAGCACACTCTTTACACAGGTCTATGCTCACTGTTCTGAACACAGGTTTATCATATATGGTTCTACCATCGTTTCCGTCAAATGTCCTGTATGCAAGTGCACTGTAGACTTCTGCTCCCTCTTTTCCGCATATATCACACATGCAATATTCTACTGTTTTTCTGCTCATATTCTTCCTTTCCCGCCCCGCACAGTTCCTATACTAATTTTACCATACGGTGTGTGTGTTACTTCTCCCCACATTTTACGCGTTTCTCATATCATTCAATGTGTGGTTTTTCTCACAGTCCACCGTGCACCGTCTGGTCAGGTCATATCTGCATTTCATCTTCCCGCCTCAGTTCCATCTGCTTTTCCGGTTCAAAATTCATCCACAATATTTCCTTTCTCGGGTTTCCGGCCCGAGTATACATCATACAACCAGGACTATCACAAAAACTGTTCGTGCAAAATAGTGATCTTTACCCTAATCGCTTGATGTTGCCGCATCAAGCGGTTTTTCCTTAATCTCCTCTCACCCCAATCATTTCTTAGAGTAATCATCTCTTCATTTTTCCGTCCGGTATGGATCCGTGAGCGGCTGCCCATGTCCAAGATACTGGTTGATTATATGTTCACATTCTTTGTATACAAGCAGTTTAGCCTGTGCTATATCTCTAACATTTTTGTCACATTCCCCCAATACAGGAAGTTCGATAATATCTTCAGCGGATCGGATTAACTCTCTTACCGTTTCCAGGACCTTGTTCTCCAATTCCTTTTCGGTTTCCAAATGCTTGCGGATTATCTTCTCTGCTATTGTCGTTTCAATTGCCTCATAATATTTGTGGGGTCTGTCGAATGTGACCATGTCTTTGGATTTTTCCTTAATTTCTTCCAAAATTTTCTCCAATACGCTCATTTCATCGCTCAATTTTGTCCCACCTCCCAAATAACCTCAACCTATCATAAAATTCGGCGAGGGTTTTCCTTCGGTATGCATAGAAATCA